TGGGGAGGCTTCGCAGCAATGCGATGTTAACCATCCCCCCTCTTTCGAATCCCCGAAGAGTGATCAGGGTACCTCGAGCGTGGTCGCCGAGGAATGTTTTGAGGTTTTATCCCTCGATTCGGGTGGGAAGGTTGAGGCACCGGCCTTCCACCCGCAGGGGCGCGACTTATGTCGTGCCTTTGCAAAACGATTCAGCGATGTTCTCTATATCGTTGGTGCAAGTGGTGCTGTCTGCTACAGTGCCCAGGCCAATATTCTGCGGCTGTGCTCGGATCCTGAGGATTCAATTTTTGCCTCAAAGGCGAAGAAATTCTGTGAGGGCTTCTCGGCTCAGCTATTTGGTACCGGGATTGCCGCGCCTGTTGACGGTCATTTCGGGCGTTGGGTCCGGGCTCAGCTCGGGTTCGGCGGTTCCGGGAGGAACCGAAATTGCCGGGGGAGGGTGACTCATATGAGAGCCTCCCTGGCGGAGACGATTTTTTCGAGTAAGGTTCTTCTCGGTCATGCCACTCTTAGAGCCCAGGTTCAATCCCTCCACAAGCACTGTGATAAGGTCTCTGCCTCACGTGCAGATAACTCTTCGGTTGAAGTTTTAAACTGGTGTATAAAGCCGGTTCTTCTTCGACTGTCGAAGGCTCTCCGTGAAAAGTATGAGGTTCTTCATATGAAATGTCCAGCCTCTTCTAAGGGATCGACACAGAGCACTGGGAGGGTTGGAGGCAAAGCCGGTTGGCTATTTCGTACCTATCATGGGTGCTATACCGAAGGCCCTGACACCGAACTTGATTGGGCTGATCGCATGGAACATCCGATGGAACTTCCTGCTGAGGCCCCTCGTGGCCTCGCTGAGTTCGTTGCCGGTAAAGGGACTGATCATGGTGTCCGTCTGGACCATTCCGGTTATAATCCGGACCCCTCTCCTGATTTCGGTGTACTTTTAGAAGAACCTCGAGTCAAGGTAGGTATTGAATTCCTTCCTTCTGGTCGTTTTGGTCCCGTTAAGTCAGTGGTTTATCCTCGGACTGAGGCTTTATTCCAGGGGCATGTCGTTTCCGAAGCGGTCGAGGAACTCCGTTCTGGTCGATCTAGGGTCGTCAGGGTTGCTGCGGTTCAAGAATATGCCTTTAAGGTAAGGACCGTAACTAAGGGCTCTGCAGCCGCTGCGACGGTGTCTACCTGGTGGCAGCAGGAATTATTCTCTGAAATGAAGAAACTGCCCTGTTTTCCCAGTCTAGGGCGAAAAATCACCGCGCTGGACATCTTTAATGTTTCCGCCAATATGCCAAGCGGTGGTTTTATGGCTTCTTCAGATTTTACTGAGGCGACGGATCTGATGAATCCTCGATTGACCAATATGATTCTTACAAAGCTCGTCGAAGACTGTGCCTTTGCAGAAATCGTCATGGATGATAACGCAGATAAAGACCTCAAATATGGTAAGATGCCGTTGAATTGGCATGCCGGAATTGATGAGGATATTGAAAACCTTGGCTGGTTCGGAAAAAGGGCAATTGGCAGTAAGAATAGGGGCAGTACTCGTCTCGGGTATCTTGAGGATTCCAATGGGGTTCGATGGGTTCTCTGGGACGAGTTCTGCCACGAAAAGTCTGCTTCCCTTTTCAGTTTCAGTGATGACGAGTTCATGTTACTTGTTCTTCCGAGGGAAGCTCATAAAACTTGTGGCCAGTTAATGGGCCAAGCCACGTCATTTCCTCTCCTTTGTCTCGTTAATGCTGCTTGTAGTATTTATTCGGCAGGAGTAGTCAGAGGATTTTGGCATGACTTCGACTCTTGTCTGTCGACATCCCCGGATCTGATGGAATGGGCACTTAGTCCTAAAGGTGGCAGACTTTTGGAGTTCTTTATCGTCAATGGCGACGATCGTCTGGCAGCATCGAATCCGCTTGCTGAGTGCGCTTTTTGGAGCGTTGCGGCTCCAATTGGTTTGAAAAAGTCGCCCGGAAAGTCCCACGAGAATTCTCGTTTTTGTGTCATCAACGGTCAGCGCTATGCTCTTCGATTCGGGTCTTGGTATCGAATTGGGGTACTGCGCCCTGGACTGTTCTTCGGTATCAAGAAGTTGTCGAGCGACGTCTTTCGTGCTCCTGAAGTCATTACAGCCTGTTTTGAGGTTTGTCCTTTTCGTTGGCAAGAACGTGCTGTCAAGTTCTTTTTGTCACGCAATGGCGACAGCCTCCTTAGACATTCGGCTGGTATGCCCCTTAGTCTTCCTGTCGCCTTGGGCGGATGGGGTCAGGAACTCCCTTCCAGATGGAGGAATGGCAATGGGGAGTTCCTCTCCAATCGCCAACTCTTCATCGCCGATCAGATGATGAGGGCGATGCCCTATTGTGACTTTTCCTCCGGTCCCGTGTTTCCCGAGATTACGTCGGCCGGAAGTTCGAGCCAAATTTGGGACGTCCCTATTAGTCGCGATACGACTGTTCTTAGTTCACTTCGTGATGACGAGGTGCTTGCGAACTACTTTGCCCGTATTCGGAAGGACGCTGAAGATTTATATTCGTCGCGTAAGGTTTGGCGATGTCAGTTGTGTGGCGTCGAGTCATCCGGGAAATCTCACGGACGTTGTCCGTGCTGCTCGGAGCCTCGTCGTCATTGCAAAAATGGGATGGACTTTGGTTCAATCCGCTTTTGTCTTATTCCTGACTGTGGCTGTACCCCGGACGCCCCGTACGGCCATTACGGCTCGCTTACGTCCTGTGTTGGGAAGATCGAGTTGCTTCGGCGATTTGACCCTGATTTATCAGAGATTCATGCTGCCGTTAGGCCTCGTCTTACGACTTTGAGACGTAGGGACGGGTTCGGTAAGGATCTGACCGTTTTGAAGTTCGGGCTTGGGTGGGGGGAAGAAGATAAGGGAATTAAGGAATCCCTGCCGATTGGTCTAGCAGTTGACTGGTTTGCAAAAGGCCGGATGGCCCTTCCTGCTTTGAAATCTGGCGAGAAAGACGCCCTATAATAGGATTCATCAACCTTTTATATGATTTTATGGTTCGAAATAACCGATTAAACTATTGCAATGGTCCGAGATGACCTACTAAACTAGATTTGTCCGAAATGACGAGAAACTATTTAACCTGACCCACAGAATAATGGGAGCATATACCGTGCAGCTCGGTTATTGGGTCTCGCACCGCCTTTTGAGGTTGACCCAAAACGGTTTCCGTACTAAGGTTCAAATTTTGTTCCAGAATGTCGAGAGACTGCACGGGCAGGGGTCCAAGTTAGTCCCTGGTGTGCGATGTACAGTCCCGTTTATGATAGCGGTATCCAATACATATCATGAATAAAAACAACAAATTGAGTGAGAAGAAAGTACGACAGGATGTCAAGAAAATTCTCAAACACGAAACCGGCGACGCCGTCGGAAAGGCCGATAAGGCAAAAAGGCGTAATAAGGACGCGAGACGGGCTATTGCGGTTACTCGCCGCACGGCAGAGTCTGGCCCTCTTACGCGTGGAAACGCGGAGATGTTTCATAGGGCCTTCACAGATCGTGATGCTGCCAGGCTCGCCTGGATGCTCACAGTCTGTGACCCCTTCGGAAAGCATCATTGGTCTATCCCCCCCGTCGTCGCCCCGGGTATCCCATTGTCTGAGCCTCGAATCTATCGAGTTACTCTCAAAGGCTTTGCGAGCGCGAACAGCCAGGGCAGGTGCTACATCGGTGCCAATGCCGACATGTGGCTTCCCGATCCTGCCGCAACCTACCTCACTAATGCCAGGCCCTATTTTGGGTACCTTGGGAATTCCAGCACTAATGGAGCAGGTTTCGCACGTGGGACTCCGGTCCACTACACAACCAGTACCTATGTGGGATGTGCAGCTGCCGGTACCTTGCCGGGTGTCATCGCCGGTTCCGATGGCAGATCCTGGCCCGCCCAACCCATCACCTATGCCGTGGGGCTCAGTTTCCTCGGCTTTCCCGACCAGTTCATTAACACCCAGCTACCCGGAGACACCACTGGGAGCAATGCCTATCAACGTTGTCAGTGCATCAGCGTGGGGTTGCGCGCCCGTCCCGTTGCACCTGCGGCTGGAGCTCTCATTCCTCAAGGAGTGATCTGCATGACCCAGCAGACTCTTGGTGACACCGTTCAGACCAATGCTGCTGCAGCTAGCACGACGACCGCCATTGGCGGTGTGGACGCCTATGCGTACCTTGCTGGTTTATCCATCGGTGGCGGTCCAGCTGACAAAATCAACGAACTCACAGATGAGATGATTGCCCGCCAAGAATGGGATGTCATGGACTGGCCCCGTGACAAACAAGGGAAGGGGAATGTGAGCTGGCTTTCTGCTGCAGCAATCCCCAATCAATCTTGTGCTCTCGAGGCGTACGCCCCTAAAATCACCGGGAATCTCAACGTAGGCTATCCCCAATTGGCGGTTGCGTGCGCTGGCATGCTTCAGGGCCAGGTTGTGGAATTCGAAGCCGCCTACACCTATGCTTTTTACGGTGCTGTCTCTTATGAGGTCAACGCGCACGTTGGGCAATCTGCCGTCCCTGGGTCGGACTTAGCGAGTACTGCCGCTTCAGCTAAGCAACATATGATGATTGGCGAGGATATGCCGAGTCCCGCCCGTCGTGCTGTCGCTGCTACTGTCCAGCCTGATGTTTCGTCTGGATTGCTCAGTGGTAAATCCGCTGCAAAATGGGTGAATTCCGGCAAGGAAGTAATCGAAGCCGCTACCGGTTCTTCGATAGGCGATCTAATCGGTGAAGGCCTTGGTTTTCTTGGTGCAATGCTCCTTTGAGGAGCCGATTTAGTCCGTAATGACGTTAAACTAGGCGCTTGATGTGCCGTGTCCGTAATGACTTTAAACTAATAGGACGCGCTGCCTACTGTTGCGGTACCCTTCCCGCTTGCCAATGCAATTGCGGTACCGTTTTATTGGCCTGCCTTCACAAGCAGTGTCCAATCGTGCCTTCGGGCATTTATTCGGGAAACGGAAATACAGCGATTAACACGGGGGAGATTGGCTACCCCCCTCCTAAAGTCTGGAATGACTCAAAACTACCGGTGAGTTCTCGCCGGATAAAAATAAAAGAGAAGAAGGTGGAATCCCTTCATTTTACTTGGGAACAGTCCCTCGTTGGGTGAAAATCCTGCGCGTCCGTACGGAAACGGCAGCGGTAAATTGAATGAAAAAACAAATGCAATTGGACCGGGAGTAGGCGCTCCTTTTCAATATACTGCTGCACGCCCTTATAAAGGAGGACGGCCTTAGTCTGAGCTCCCGCTATGAAGACAAAGGCTTAAATCTCCGGCGGCTAACGTAAAAATAGTTTTCAAAGTTGTACTATGAACAATGATTGGTTTGTGTCCACACTCTTTCTCAAAGCAGTGTGAGGTATCGGATTAAATGAGGGCTAACCACGCCTTTCTGAACCATTTCTCGAATAGAGAGACCCGTGCTGGGAATATGCACAAAGGTAGACAGATGCAGAACAGTTTGATCAGCTGGAACCACTGTTTCTATCAGAGCGATGAAAATTCGCGACTGGGGGCCACGTCGGTCGGTAATCACCTACAACACAGGTGGGAGTCGAGCCGTCGGATTCATAATCCAACGTCCCTGGGGGTTTCCTTATACTGGTAAC